CGGAAGAAAGCGGTCATCCCGGCGCCGATGGCCGTCATCGCGACTCCTATTTGCCTGAACCTGTTCTGATAATCTTCAATATGTCCCTGGGCTTTTTGGAGCTTGGTCTTAAGTTCGGAAATTTCAGCTCCGATTTTTACGACCAGACTTTTCTCGGCCATTATTCTATCCTCAACCTTTCTTTAAGTTTCTTCAATGCCTCGCGAGCCTGCTCGCTCGTAATTTTTTTCCCGACCGGAGTAAACGCGTCGGGTAGCAACCGTTTCGGGCTGATAGCCTTCCCCGTTATGGCGCTGACGACCGCGGCCGCTAACCAGGCGGTTCGTCGCCATTCCCTTCTCTCCTTCTCGTTGAACGCATCAACGAGTTCCTGAAGCTCCGCCGGGGTCAGGTGTTCGAATTGTTCGTGGTTGAGTCCGATTTCGAGCGCGATTCGTCGTGCTGAGTCGATGTAATCGTCGTCGCGAAAGGGGGCGATTGATTCTCCTCTAGACCGAGCTGATGGAACATCGCATCATAGACCAGTTTGACAATCTGAAGTGGGGTATAGACGTCAGGCACTTTTTCATCGAGCAGCTCTTCTACCCGCTCGATTGTCAGACTGGGATCCTCCCAGATTAGCCCTGCCCAGACAAATCTCGGCATCTCATCGATCGAGATGTTCTGCAGCACTTCCTGGATTGAAGCAGAAAATTGCTGGCGTAACAGCCTCAGGGCCTTGAAGCCATATTTCAGTTTTCTCTCTCGATCCAGCTTGATGGCGTGTTCCATAAATTCACCTCGTCAGGTCCTGGCGGCTTTTGTAATGGGGCCATTAGCCTTCAGAGAGAAAGAAATTGTCGCCGCATCATCTTTCGGGGCTTCAATGGGCATGTCGGTAATAAGGAATTTCCCCCTGTAGGTATTGGCCGGGGTAGTGAGCCGCAGATCCACTTCCGTGCCATTTTCAAAAGCATCCTCCAGCTCCTGGAAGCCCTGGTCATCCTCGATCAAAAACGCATCGAATTCCAGTTCGGCAGAACGGTTTCCAAGAAGAGCTTCTTCCCAGCCCTGCCCGTCTTTATCTGTGATATCAATAGTCCCTGCTGACCGAGTCAGGGTGGCATCCCCTTGACCGCCCACTTTTGTCCATACCGGTGACGCCTCTGTGCCGGTATTGACCTCGACATAAATGTCAATTCCCTTGATTTTTCCCATTCTAAACCTCCTCAATCTTATGTTTGAACCTTATAACGCCATGCCTTGTGATACCATCGATATCAACGATGATCTCAGCAAGGTCAAGCGCCTGAACCACTGCTCTGAATCCCCCCTCAAGGGTTAAGGGCGAGGATGTCAGAGCAGAAATTATTTCATCAATTATTTGCGCAGCCTCTTTCCGGCCTGGATACGCAGACCAGACATGAATCGTTGAAGTCACATCCTGGCCGGGTATGAATTTATCGCTCCAGTCCCTGCCCTCCATTTCTCCCATTGCAATGTAGGGCATTGCCGCATTCTCGGGAACGTTGTCATATACTTCGCGGCTCGTAGCTGATTTGATCCTGTCTCTAATGGCTTTATGAAGCGGCAGGAAGGGACTTCTCATCTCAAAAGCTCCTCAATCTTCTTCTCCAGCCTTTCTATGAACTTTTTCTTTTCAGCTTCGAAGGCCGGAAGCAGATATGGCTTTTCTGGCAGCCCTCTTTCCGCTATCGCACGACATATTGGCCAGGCAGAATCGAAGCCATGATGACGCGCCCAGGATTCCAGAGCGTCGGGCGGGGGGAAATGTGGTCTTGTGCCGAACTCCACGTATAGCCCGTATGGCGCGGTCGGCCCTATCTCCGCCACTGTCCCGCCCTGGAAGTAGTCAACCAGGATAGAGCGGCGCAGATGACCTGTATCTACAGCGCCATAATCCTTCAATCTAACCTTTGCTTCTTTCTGGATATTCAGCGCTGCCACGGCCACTTCTCCGGCAACAGCCTTTTCATGCTTGCGGACTAACTCGCGAAGGCTGTCGGTGAGTTCCTTCGCGCCTTTAAGTTCGACCTTGATTTCCATCTTACTCCCGGCAAAGTAATTCGAGGTATTTTTTCCTCGCGCCGATGTCTATCACCGCCTCGATTTCGAAAATTCTCTCGCCATAGACGATACGCATCTCCGGCGTGATGTCTGACCGGTATCGAATTATAACCCGGTGAGTGATTGAGCTCTGAATCGACATCGCGTCGTAGTATTCCCGACCAGAGACCGGTTGAATCGACGCCCAGGTCGAGCAGACATCCTGCCACGTTCTCTCGACCCCGCCATATCCGTCATCCTGGACCACAGGGATCTGAAAGGTGATTCTGTGTCTCAATTCACCAATCAAAGGAAAAGCCATTTCAAATCCTCATCACCCGAAACGGCTGACATAATGCCGCAATGGCTCCATACAATTCTTCATCCCTGGCCTCTACCCGGCTTTCATAAAGCTTGGCAAGAATGATTAAAATGGCAGTCTTCAAAGGAGAAGGGACATCTGCCGGGCTATCTCCAAATCCGGCCTTCCCGCTGATTATGAATGAGGCAAATCCCCTGTGATCCGGCCAGGAATAGCCGGGCTTGAGCCTCACCTTTCCATATTGCCTGCTGGATGTATCCACGTCATATATTGTGGAATCCACTTCGGCTATCGTGCCATCTTCTGCTATCACTTCGATTTTCGTGACCTCCTGCAGGGGTGAGAATGGAACATAAATCAATTCACCCGCCTTATCGAGAACATAGCTGAAATTGAACGTCAGAAGCCTGAGCCCGGTATAGTCTTCCACAAACTTCTCAGCAGCCGATATTAGGGCGCCGATGAGAGAATCATCATCGGCAGTATCGACCTTCAAATAGAGCTTGGCATCTTCCAGGCTTATGACTGCCATGTTTATCCTTTCTTACGCCTGAGTTTCTGTTCGGGCTTTATTTCCCTTTCCTGCGGGTCAACCTGTTTGGTCTCCATCTGGCCATCCAGCGTTTTATCCTCTTCTGCCCAGCCCTGGGACAGAAATACATTGGCCAGTTCATCCGGAACCAAATATACCTGGCCTGCCTGATACTGAAGTACCTGAATGCCATCGGGACTGCCGTATTTTGTCTGAATCATTCTTATTCTTTTCATTTTCCCTCCAATAGGGCGCCAGGGGGCGGGCTTTTAATGCCTCGCCCCCATATGATCAATTAATTGGCGCTTCAGCTGGTCGCGACCTTAAGTTTCTTTATCGCCTCTGGCACGACGACCTTTCCGCCTGTTCTCTTAAAAACCCAGAAACGAACGGCTCCAGATCCGGCCTGAGTGAAGGGGTCCCTCATCGTCACGACCTCAGTTCTGTCAACAATAAGATATCCGCGGTTGAAATCACCGAAAGCTATCGGAAATGCATTGGCAGCGATATCGGGCATATCCGGGACCTCTATTACTTTCGCGCCAAGTATCTGCCAACCCGGAGCGTCGCCCAATCTCTGGAGCAGATAGGCTCCGTAGTTATCCTTCAGTGTGGCGCATCTCAGCATCGTCTTGCGATTCATCAGCCAGACAGCCCTGGGCACATAGGCGGACTTGGGTTCAAAATACAGCGCCATAAGAGAATCAGCGGTGATATCCGAGGCATTTCCGGTCAAAATGGCACCCACATTAGCGTTGGTCAGTATGCCTTCCGGCACCCCGTTAGAACCGCTTCCTTTTACAAAATCATAACCCTCAAGCACGCCCAACGCCTCGCCAAAGGCCTCAAGTAGTTCGGCTTCAAGATTGAAGTCGGAGTCGTCCAGATTCCAGCGAGAAACATCGTCCATTGCGTAATACTCAATCGTTGAAATAATGTCCTGACCAAAAGTCAGACCTGTGGTAGCGCTGCGAGTATCAGTTTCACCGGCCCTGCCACCAGTCGGGATACCGGTTCTCTTTCTCTGATAATAAGATGTTTTTGAGGTCTGCTTGATACTTGCAATCGTCCTGATCGGAGAAAATTCAGTGATATAGCGGATCAGCTCAGTGGAAAACTCGGGTGATGCGAGATAACCTCCGGTCGTCGGTTCTGAAAGAGTCATTACCTTCTGTTCAGGAGAACCGGCAGACTGCCTTAGGTTTTCGCTGACACGACCGGTTCTTAGCCAATCCATAAACGCCTTGTGCTGCTCTGAAGCAATCTTTCCCACCGACTGAGTAAGAGCAGACGCTTTGAGTCTCAGCTCGATCTCATCGATTTTCTTCATAAGCTCAAGAGTTGCCGCATGGCTTTTTTCCTGAAACGCCTTGAAGTCCGCCTCAGAAATCCGACCTTTGAGGGCGTCCTCATATTTCTGGCGCTCATCATGAATGAGCTTAACGATTTTCTCGACGTCCTCTTTGGTCTCCCTCATGAGGTCAGACCTCACCTTTTCGACCAGTTCCTTAACTTCAACACCTAACAATTTTGCCTCCATCATTTAGAGATATTTTCGAGGACTTCTGACCAGATTGACCTGCCCGGCTTTTCCAGTGCCTCGATAACTGGAGAAAGTGGGCTTTTAAGCGACTCCCCGGTCTGAGTGCCTGATGGCGGCTCGCCAGCGGAGTGCTGATAAGTTTTTTCTGTATCCTCATAATCGCCAACGCCTAAACGTTTGGCGTGAGCGATTAAATGTTTCATTGCCTTTTGCCGGAGTTCTTCAGTAGAAATTGAGTCCGTCACAGGTTTAATCTGGTTCATCCTAGCGAGGGCATTTCTGAGATGCGGAAGGTCAACGGAATCGTCATCATTTGGGTCAGTGACGCCCCTTTTGTGATGAGGTAGATGCCGGCACCGCTTGTCCTCAGTGTCTCCCCGACTATATGCCGGCTCTATCACGGCAAACGCCTCATCGGGGAGAGAGTTTATATAGGCAACTGTCCACTCTGCCTTTTCATCCTCACCATCCCTAAACGATTTAACACTCTCCACGATCGCCTCGCGGTTCATCGGGAAAAGCGTAATAGACCCCTCGTCCAGGGCGATCTCCTTGAGTCGGCGGACAGTCTGGCCGTTGATATTGTCATATGACCATTTAATTGCACGATAACCGATAGAAAGTCCGACCTTAACGCCTCGCTCGAGCAACCGCATAATCTTAAACCTAACCTTCTGGCTGTCCTCATCATCGAGGAAATCTGCTTCAATAGCCAGGCCTTTTGGGTCCTCCCGCGCCTTAAATGTCCCAACGACCATATCGGGTGACGAAGGATTATGATGCCATAGGAGCGGGAAGATCTTCNTCTCTTTGATTGTCTTCTTGAATGCCCCGGGCTCTATCAAGTCTCCGCCATCGTCGATGGTGCCAAAGGTAGAAAGATAACCTATAAGGCTTCCCGTGTCAGAGAATTGTTTGAATGTCAGGTTAAAAACTTTTTTCTCTTGCATGAGTTATCTCCTTATAGCCGAATAGCCGACATCACACCGGCACTGAACGTGCGCCGGTGGGTGTAGAACCCCGATTGAAAACTCTTCATCTAAACCTACGGTCTCACCGTCCAGCNCCCCACACTCGGTGCAGGTTCTTTCATCGTCGGCTGTCAACCACTCTTTCCTAACCTCTTCAACGAGTCCGGCGTCGCGCATCTGCCTGACGCCTTCCCATTGACCGAAACAGAAAGCAGATGCGAGCTCGGTTCGCGCGATTCGTTCGGCTCTGGCGTTCAGAAGGAACGTCGCATATCGGTCTGCCAATTTTTCAATTTTCTCGACGCCTAAACCCTGCGCCGATAATTCGGCTCGATAGTTCGCGACCGCTCGCGCTTCGCGTTCCAAGAGTCCGACGAAAGCACGAAGCAACCGCGCGAGCTGATATGGGCTCGTCACCGATTGAAAGACCTGATGACGGAGCAGAGCGTTTATCGTGCTCGCCTGACCTTGAGTCAGCTCGCGGATTAGCATCCCACCCCTCTTCCTCATCCACTCAAGGATGTTCGTATGAACAGGATTAAATTCGGCCTGCTTCCTTTCCAGGGCCGAAAACATTTCCATACCAGCGGTCTTTATTGCTTTTTTCCATTCCGGCTCCAAAACAGCCTCTAGCCATTCAGCGCCGATTATCACCCACTCATCTATCAAGCCCTGTGGTAGCGAGCCGGTTTCGAGGATGCGTTCGACATCGCTTCGAGATATCGCCTCACCCATCACCTTCCACAGC